CTCTTCTCCCCCCTATAATCCCCCCTCAACCTCACCCTCACCGGATACCCCCCTGTATCCGCCCCCCAGAAAAACTGGCTTCGACCGGTTCTGGGCGGCTTATCCCCGCAAAGTTGGGAAGCAAGCGGCAAGAAAATCGTGGAGTAGGCTCAAGCCAAGCGCGGAGCTGACGCAAAGGATTCTTGACGCCGTAGAGTGCCAAAAGGGCAGCAGGCAATGGCGGGAGAACAACGGTCAATTCATTCCCAATCCGGCTACCTGGCTCAACCAGGGCCGGTGGGAGGATGAGCTGGTTAAGGAGGATGATCCATTTGCAAGACTTCCCAACAAGGGCCCAATCATCGACAAACTCCCCTCCGCGACTGACGGATGCTGGGACGACGAGCCGTTTTGATTTCTTCGCAGCACAGCGGAAACGGGCGGAACTTTTCAACGCGACCCCCGGGACGCTGAAAGGCTATCATTGCCCCACGTGCCATGACCGGGGCGGGTACATGACGGTGGAGGAAAATGGGGCGCTGCGGTTTCAGCGCTGCAAATGCCAGAGCATCCGTGACGCCATGGGGGCCATGGACCGCAGCGGAATCCCGCCGGATGCCTTGGCGGCTTGCACCTGGGAGAACTGGAAAACGCCGGAGAACTGGCAGAGGAGAGCACTTGCCATGGCGCAAGACTACGTACAGCAAATCGCGACGGGAGATCCCTCCTGGTTCATCATCTGCGGGACCCCGGGCTGCGGGAAAACGACGTTATGCACCACCATTTTCCGGGCCATCGTTGAGGGCGGCAAACCCGGCCTGTATGTTTCGTGGCGGGAGTTTGCGCGAAGGGCCAAGGCAGTTGGAAATGATCGGGACGATTTTCGGGAGGAAACCGAACCCTTGAAAAATACGCCGCTGCTCTATCTGGATGACTTCTGGAAGGGGGAAATTCGGCCGGCGGATGTTCACCTGGCATTCGAGCTGATTAACGCGCGATACATCAGCAAAAAGCCCACCATCCTTTCCAGCGAGAACACGCTGGAGGCGATTCTCCGAGGGGATGAGGCCATCGGCTCAAGGCTGTTTGAGATGGCAGGCGGATATTACATGGACTGTTCCAGAGCAAGGAACTGGCGCACAGCAAGGAGGCAGACATGATTCACAAAGGCGAAATTTACATAACCGACCGATACCGAGGCGGAAAGAAGGACTACGGCAGACCGGTGCTGATCCTCTCCTCCGCCGAGAACAACCGGGAAACCGGATGCGTGGTGGCGGCGCCCTTGGTGTCCCGGGAACGCTACGCGGCGGCGTCCCATATCGCCGTGGAGAGTGTCCAAGGCAAAACCTATGTGGCTGTCCTGGAGCACGTCAAATCGCTGCCAGAGCGCAGCTTACAGCGCAGAAAGGACTATCTCTCGCGGCATGCCATGGCCCGGGTAGAGGGAACCCTCTGCCGCCTATTGGAGCTTTGAGCCATGTGGGAGATCACCGTAAAGCTGCGGCCCATTCCGTCCAGCCTTGAGAATCCCGAAGGGACGCGGGAGGCGATTGCCTGTGACCTGGAGAAATACGGGACCGTGCGTTATGTGGACATCAAAGACAGCGCATTCAAACCAGAACAGATAAAACTGGAGGAGACGACATGATTCTAACGGGCAATGAAATCAAACTCCAACGGGAGGCGGGCAACATCATCATCAGCGATTGGGATGAGACCCGGCTGGGGCCAAATAGCTACAACCTGCGGCTGTCCCCCGAGCTGATGGCCTACAAGGAGGCTGTCCTGGACCCCAAGCAGGACAACCGGACGGGGCGGCTGATGATCCCAGAGGAGGGCCTGGTGCTGCACCCTGGGCGGCTCTACCTGGCAAAAACCATGGAATATACCGAGACCCACAACCTGGTCCCCATGCTGGTGGGCCGGTCCTCCATTGGACGCTTGGGCATCTTTGTCCACGTGACCGCCGGGTTTGGCGATGTGGGCTTTTCTGGGAACTGGACCCTGGAACTGACCTGCGTGCAGCCGGTGCGGGTGTACCCCGGCATGGAGATTTGCCAAATTTATTATCAGACCACCACCGGCGAGATTTTAAGCCAGTATCACGGAAAGTACCAGGGCAGCCGGGATGTGGTGGCCAGCCGGATCTATCAGGAATTGTCTGGTGGTGATTGAATATGGGAACGCATACAGAAGCAGATAGAGAATTTGAAAGGCGGCGTAGAAAGGTCAGACGGGAGAGCGGCCTATGCACTATCTGCGGAAGAGAAGACGCCTACACAATGGCTGGGAGAGCGATGTGTGAATATTGCAATCAAAAGTCAAGGCGTTGGAGCGAAAACAAAAGAAGCAAACCAGAATACGCAGAAAAAATGAGGGAAGAAAGCCGAAAGCGGTATGCAAAAATGGTCGAAGAAAACATTTGCCCGAATTGCTACAAGAAAAAACCTAATGACGGGCATTCCCTCTGTGAGCGGTGTCGCATAAAGCATAGGAACCGTGAGCGAGAAAAACGAAATCAAGAGGGTCAAAGGACTTGGGAAATGGCGCTGAGTGGAGAAACCTGTTTTTTCTGCAAATCTCCCGATGTTGTGCCGGGGAAGAAATTATGCCAGGCTTGCATTGATAAGCGGGTAGCATATTTGCACGGAGGGAAGCAAGGTGAGAGAAAAAAAGAGCGAGATCAAAACCTGCCCGGTGTGCAAGACGAAATTCCTTGCGATCGCTAAAAACGAAATTTATTGCAGCAGAAAGTGCTATATCGCTAAGCGGTATGGAAAGCCAGCGAAGAAGAAGGAGGAGACCCCATGACAGGAAAAGAAATTCTCGCCGCTGCGGAGAAGTGCGTGTGTGGAGATCGGGAGCAGGATTATGGAATTCCAGAAAATAGCTTCCGTTTGATTGCGGAATTTTGGCACACCTACCTCAGTGCGAAGTGTGTTGCCGCTGGGGTCCATGTGCAGTTAGACCCGGAGGATGTGGCGGCCATGATGGCCTTGCTCAAGATTGCCCGGGTATCTGTAAACCCTGAGCACATTGATAGCTGGATCGATGGCGCGGGGTATATGGCTTGCGGCGGGGAATTGGCGACGCTGGGGGGAAAAGATTGAGTATCACAAAAGGAATGTTTACCAGCACAACGGATCTCTGGGAAACACCGCAAGCATTTTTTGACCAACTCAATGCAGAGTTTTGTTTTTCCCTGGACGCATGCGCTCTGCCGTGGAATGCGAAGTGTGAAAGGTACTACACCCCAGAGCAAGACGGATTGTCTCAGATCTGGACCGGTGTTGTATGGTGCAATCCTCCTTATGGACGGAAGATCGGGAAATGGGTCGAAAAAGCGGTTGCCAGCGTTTCAGAAGGTGCCACGGTCGTGATGCTGCTGCCAGCCAGAACGGATACGCAGTGGTTTCACCGGTACATCTATCACCAGGCAGAGATCCGGTTTGTGCCCGGCCGACTAAAATTTGGCGGCGCCAAATGGAATGCACCGTTTCCGTGCATGGTTGTGATATTTAGGCCGGGGGGGAAGAACAGAGATGACGCAGGAGGGGATGGAGTGAGCCTAAAAGATTTGATTGCTGATGTGAACGTCAACGAGATTTGCGAACACATCGAAACCGAAACATTGTCAGAATGGGTGAACGCATGGCAGGAAGCCGCCATCTCCGCCCTCCGCCCCATCAGCCGGGAGCGGGTGGAGAAGGTGTGGATGGGCGAATGGGAATTTGAACAGAGTGAGTTTACGGATGCGAAATACGGAAGTATAAGGTGCTCAAGATGCAAGAAAATTGATGCACATGGAGATGATAGAGTATTAAAGAATTACAGAAAATATAACCATTTTTGTCCGAAATGTGGTGCTCCCATGACGAACGAGGCTGTGCAGATGGTGATGGAGAGATTGGAGGCGTTGAAAGATGACAAAGAATGAATTTATAGCCTTAATTGGGCAAGACATAGTTGTAGACTACCCATTTGGGCGAGAACTCCAACGCTGGAGTATGAAAAACTTTTATATCGACGAAAACGGTGAAGTAAAGCATAATCGTCTTCCGCTTATTATGGATGTTTTTATCGCTAACGCAAGCAATCCCCACAAAGGGAAAGCCACGCATGGATAAGGAGATGTTGAAAAATGGCAAGGGCGATTGAGAAGGGTGCAACGTACCTTGATAAGCTGAGCCACAAATTTTACGATGAGCCGAAAGGAGACTGTAATGAAAGATGAAGCCGCCGATGCCCTCTCCACGCTCCAGGCCGAAAATGAGAAGCTGTGGGCCGAGATGTCTCAAGCTCGTGAATCTTTAGATTTTGCTCGTACAAAAGACGCTGAAATTTTACGGCTTGGAATGGAGTTGGGTCATCTAAAGAAGCATATGGAAAGATTAACTCATAGGCTTGGCAATGGAGAACTTACATGCAATATGGCAAGAGATGATTGCAGGAAAATGGGTGGGGATTGTCAGATAGATAGTAAAATCCTTGACCGCCTTGCTGCTTATGAGGAAACGGAGCTGGCGCCGGAGGACTTTAAGAGAGCATTCACCGAGGACGCACTGCTAAAACGGACAGGCCAGCTTCTGGGCGTTACGCCTGACCGCCTCCGCGAACTGGCCCAGGCGGACAGGGAGGGGAAAATCTCGAAGTACACCATAGGCGATGCAATTTATGACCGCTTTGGCGATGCCTGGGAGGTTAGAACGGCAGAACTCCATCTCCTTGGCGAAAAGCCCGAATGGATGTACAGGTGTGGTCACGCGGGAACAGATGATTACTGCGCTCTGTGGTCATTTGAGATTTTGACCCGCGAGGAGGCCTAGGCCGCACTACGGAGGGAAAAGGAATGAAGGAGTACATTGAGAGGGCACAGCTCTTAAAAAATCTTGGGTATGATGAAACAAGACGAGCTGATGTCCTTCCTGGGTCAACGTTTGATATTGTTCTGAAAGAGCCCGCCGCCGACGTTGCGGAGGTGAGGCACGGGAGATGGGAGTTTTTAGGGCCAAATAGACTAATTAAAAGTTGTATGTGTGGAACTTGCAGTGTTTGTCATGTTAGGTCAGTATACATCGTAAATACTGCGATTTGCCCCAACTGCGGCGCTCCCATGGACAAGGAGGATTAAAAATGAAAATACACATCCCAGCTTTTAAGGCGATGGCCAAGTGCAACGAGCATATGAACCACGGACCGATTGATATTGACCTAGGGCCTGATGTGGTGGAGGTGGTACGCTGTAAAGATTGCCAATATTACCAGGACGCAAAAATCAACAAGAAGGGATTTCTGATTTGCCCAGCGTCCGGAATGGAAATTACCGAAACGGACTATTGCTCTTATGGCGCTCGCATGGGCAAGCCAAGAATTTGCGAGGTGCTGGGGGTGGAGGTAAACCAGAACTTCCAGTTTAACGACTTCCCATTTGACGAGCCGAAAACTTATTTTGTCGGTGCAAATGGAGAAATCAGAAATGCACGTGGTGGAGAAGTAACCTCCAGCGAACTTTGTTACATTATCAACAACGCTGATTACATCATCCGCAAGCCCCGCTGGACGGAAGAAGAGATAGTGATAGCAGAGCTTATTTTGAGTTTATATGAGAGAAAAGACATTGTTTTTGGACGTTATGAGAATGGACAACTATGGTGGAAAGTAGGAAACAGAGCGAAAAATGATTTTCCAAATAAATTTTTCCCATCTATTCGTCCGAGCAATGAGTTTGATTTAATTGAGATCATCGGAGGCGCAGAATGAGAGAGATCCTTTTCAAAGCTAAGCGGCTGGATAATGGCGAATGGGTGGAAGGATATCCGGTATATGACCGTGCTGATTGCACCTTAAAAAGGCAAGGGAAATGCCAGTGCGCCCATGATGGTAGTCTAATTACGTTTTTCGGCTGGATTGATAACCTCCACGAGTACGATGAAGTTGAGGTTGACCCCTCCACGGTCTGCGAGTACACCGGAATAACTGATAAGAACGGAATGAAGATTTTTGAGGGGGATATCATCCATTGGGCGAACTGGAACGGCGAACAAAAAGAATCCCCTGTATGCTATGACCAAGAGTGGAATAGATTTTGTGTTTGGTTGAATGGCGCTGAAAGCATGGGCGTAAATATACATCTGTCAACGAGCGGAATTGAGGTCATCGGCTCCATCCACGACGGGGAGGGCTACGATGATGATTAAACTGCTTCTTTTTCTGGGCATCATCCTGTCTATTGTCAAAGCAAACGGATGGTTTATAGTCCCGATGCCTGTTTTGGTTTTCTGCTGGGTAGGAAGCTTCGTTTGCTGGATGATTTATTCGTATGCTCTTGGTGTAGGCGAAGGAGCCGCAAAAGAGATGAAAAAGAAAGTCCACGACGGGGAGGGCGGACAGCATGAGGGCAATGAATGACAATCTTAGCGATTGACCCAGGGGACAAGCAGAGCGCCTATTGCTTCATAGACAGCGAAGATTTACGTCCGCTGCGGTTTGGCAAAGCAGAAAATGCCGAGGTCCTTTTGGTGCTCCAGTTGGAGAAGTATGATCTTGTGGTCATTGAACGCTTGGCAAGCTACGGCATGCCGGTTGGACGCAATGTTTTTGAAACCTGCGAATGGGTGGGGAGATTCACGCAAGCAGCACAGAAGCCAGTGGACTACATATACCGCCAGGATGAAAAACTCCATCTCTGCCATGACAGCAGGGCCAAGGATGGCAATATTCGCCGCGCACTGATTGATCGATTTGCAACCCATGATCTAAAAAACGGGAAGGGAACCAAAAAGAACCCAGATTGGTTCTATGGGTTCTCTGCCGATGTATGGGCGGCGTATGCGGTTGGAATTACGTACACAGAAACAAAATCGAAATTGTAAACAAAGTGTTAAGATCGTCAAACAAATTGATCGAAATGGAGGGTTGCGATATAATTTAGACAGGAAATGGTTTTATACATATACGCGAGAAAGAAAATAAATTTTCTTTCTCGCTATGTATAAAACAGAAGATTTTCCTTCCCCATTCGCCCGGCTCCGAGGCGGTCTCAATATCGGGCGTACCTCCTTTTTCTTTGGGAGCGCGAGCCTTGTTCTCGCCTCCCTATCACCCGGCCAGAGCGGATTTTGGTGCAACTCCAAAACGGGTGACCATTCCCAGCTGGGGAAATTTGATGGAAGGAGATTGTGCTTCTATCGAATCAGCAAAGAGCTTTGCGGCCGCGAACCGAATCACGTACTATTCGCCATTTTGCTGAAAACTTCGCTGGGGTGCTAAAGTACACGGTGCCCATGGATAAGGTGTGTGACAATTTAAGCATAGGTACGTGTGACGGTGCAAACAGGCCCGCGGAAAGCCTGACAAAACCCGCAACATACCCCGCAAGGGGTATCTGGTCCGCTATCTCAAATGGTCAGAGCGCCCGGCTCATAACCGGGGACATCCTGGTTCGACTCCAGGGCGGACCACCAAAAATAGATTTTTATTGATGAGGTTAGTTATGGCTGCACGGTTGACAGATAAGCAGAAAAAGAAAATAGTGGCTGATTATCTGGAATGCCAGTCGGTCAATTTCACTGCCAAACGAAACGGCGTCTCGTGGGAAACAGTGAGAAAAGTTTTGGACAAGGTGGGAGACATTGAGGAAAAGTTAGAACAGAAAAAGGAAGAAAATACCGCCGATATCCTGGCCTACATGGAAAGTCGCAGGCAAGCAGTATGCGATATTATTGAGGTAGGACTTTCCGTTCTTCCAGAGAAGATTCAGAATGCGCGCAGCGCCGCAGAGGTTACGACAGCGCTTGGGACACTGATTGATAAATTCACAGCCTTTGGCGGTGGTCCTGGGAATGATGCAAAGGAAGATGGTTTGAGCCAGAGCTTGCGAGAGATGGCAAAGGAGTTGGAAAGCGATGATTAGTCCACAACAAAAGAAAATCCTTGCATTCCCATACTCCAAATATGATGCCATTATCTGCGATGGTGCAGTCCGATCAGGCAAAACCTCTATCATGATGTGGGCGTTTGTTCGCTGGGCCATGGAAAACTTCTCTGGTCAGCGGTTTGGTATTTGTGGGAAAACCGTTGATTCATGCTCAAAGAATATTATTGTCCCTTTCACAGCTATGACGCTGGCAAAAGAAAAGTATACCATGCGTTGGCGCCGGTCAGAGAAGATCCTTGAGGTGCGCCGGGGAACTACGACAAATTGGTTTGAGGTGTTTGGCGGCAAGGATGAAAGCAGCGCGGCGCTCATTCAAGGGCGAACGCTGGCAGGTGTTCTATTGGATGAGGTTGCGCTTATGCCCCGTTCCTTCGTGGAACAGGCCCTGGCGCGTTGTTCTGTGGATGGGAACAAGAAATGGTTCTCCTGCAACCCAGAAAGCCCGCAGCATTGGTTTTATCTGGAATGGATTAAGAAGCATGATGAAAGAAATGCGTTGTATCTCCACTTCACCATGCGAGATAACCCAGGGCTGACGGAGAAGGTCATTGAGCAGTATGAGTCCATGTTCTCCGGTGTGTTTTATGATCGGTTCATTAGAGGGTTGTGGGTTGTGGCGGAGGGGCTGGTGTATCCTATGTTTGATGAGAGAAACATTACGGACGAGGTGCCGGAGAGTGGTGAGTATTATATGTCCTGTGACTATGGCACATTAAACCCATTTTCCGCTGGACTGTGGTGCTGGAATGGCAAGGTGGCTACGCGGGTGCGGGAATACTACTACTCGGGGCGGGATGAACGCAGTAACAAGACCGACGAGGAATATTATATTGAACTGGAAAAGCTGGCTGGTGATTTGCCAGTGAAGTCCGTTGTCATTGACCCGTCGGCAGCATCGTTTATTGAGGTCATCCGGCGGCACAAGAGGTTCAGGGTACAAAAGGCAGTCAATGATGTGATTCCGGGGATTGCTACTACGGCCCGATATATCCAAGACGGGACGATCAAGGTATATCGGAGCTGCAAAGACGCGATCCGGGAGTTCGGCTTGTATCGCTGGGATGAAAAATCCACGGAGGACAAGCCGATCAAGGAGAACGACCACGCCATGGATGATATACGTTACTTCACAATGACCATTCTTCGGCATAAGGTGCGCAAGGCGGGACAACAGCAATATATCCCACTGTGGGAGAGGTGATTTTTTGCTTACATATCAGGATTTACTTGCCGTGGGAAAAGATGAAAAAGCCCGGATGGATTTTATCCAGCAGGCGATCAATGAGCACAAAGGCAGCGAGGCCTATAAAATGGCGGTAGATGCTGAACTATACTTTAAGGGAGAGAATCCGACCATCAATCGCTACGAGAAAATTATATACGATATGCAGGGTCATGCTCATAGGGATATGTACACAGCAAACCACAAGATCGCAAGCAGCTTTTTTGGCCTTGATGTGCGGCAAGAGGTTTCCTATCTCTTGGGCAATGGTGTGACATTTCAGAATGATGCAACAAAGGACAAGCTGGGCAAGAAGTTTGACTTGGAAATAGTCAGAGCCGGGAAATATGCCCTGATTGCTGGCGTTTCATTTGGTTTTTGGAATCTCGATCATGTGGATGTGTTCAAACTGCGGGAGTTTGTTCCTCTTTACGATGAGGAAAATGGCGCACTCATGGCGGGCGTCCGGTTCTGGCGGTTAGCTGATGATAAGCCGCTCCGGGCTACACTGTACGAGGTGGATGGATACACGGACTACGTCCAGCGCAGCGGTGAAGATATGACAGTCAAAAAAGAGAAGCGGTTTTATATCCTGCATTTGCGTAGCACTGAGGCGGATGGGACGGAAATCTACGACGGCGAGAATTACCCGTCATTCCCAATTGTGCCACTAAAAAATGGTGAAGATGCTCTCTCAGAATTGACCGGAAAGAGAAATACTGTGGATGCGCTCGACCTCTGTACCTCCAACATGGTCAACAATGTCGATGAAGGGAATCTGATCTATTGGGTGCTGACTAACTGCGGTGGTATGGAGGATATGGATGACGCAAAGTTCTTGGACAAAGTGCGCACGACGCATATCGTTCACGCCGGAGTTGAGGGGGACGAGGGAGCAACAGCCGAACCGCACACCATTGAAGCGCCGTTCAGCGGTACTGAGGCGACCATCGACATGCTCAAACGTAAGCTATACGAAGATTTCCAGGCGTTTGACAGCTCGGCGGTATCAGCTGGCAACCAAACGGCCACGGCCATTGCCGCCAGCTACACGCCTCTTGATCTCAAGGTAGATGACTTTGAGGCCAGCGTAACAGAATTTATTCTTGGGATTCTGGCCTTGGCGGGCATTGACGATGAACCATCCTACACTCGTAGCCGTATCATTAACCGGGCCGAAGAGACGCAGACCATCCTCATGGGCGCGGAGTATTACGACGACGAATATATTACAAAAAAGCTGCTGACCATCAACGGCGACGCCGACCAATACGACGCGCTGATGGAGCGCAAGGCGGAGGAGGAAACAGAGCGGTTGGAAGAAGAAACATTCCCACCGGAGGTGGAAGAGGAAACCGAGGTGACGGAGGATGCCGAAGCCTGATGAAGCCCATCGTCTGACCGAAAAGGAACTGGCCGCGCTGGAAAAGCGTATTGCCAAAGTCTACCGAGAGGCGCGGGACGAGCTTTCCGACGCTATCAAAATTTACTTTGAGCGGTTCCGTGAGCGAGACGAGGAAATGAAAGCCCTGATCGGCACGGAGATAAATGGCAAAGTCTGGACGGAGCAGTACTATAAGCAATGGCGGCTCAACCAGATCGGACGGGGAGAACGGTATCAAGACCTGCGGGAAAAAATCGCTGAGCGTATGACTAAGGCTAATGAGGTAGCGATTGCCTATGTGAACGATGCAACATCTGGCATCTATTCCCTTAACCGCAACTATGCCGCTTACACCATTGAGAGAGTGGCTGGGAATGTGGGATTTACCCTGTGGGATGAATCCACCGTGCGGCGGCTCATTGTGGAAGAGCCTGACTTGATGCCGTATTACCCAAAGAAAAAAGCCCTCAATCGGGGCATTGACCTCAAGTGGGGCAAAAAGCAGGTTACAAAGTCCGTCACCAGTGGGCTTTTGCAGGGAAAGGGCGTGGGGAAGATTGCCACCGACCTGCAAGCCCGTGTGACTGAAATGAACCGGGCCAGCGCCGTGAGAGCGGCGAGAACGGCTATCACGAGCGCCCAGAACGGCGGGAGGATGGACAGTTATAAGGCCGCCTCCGATATAGGCATTAAGGTTAGAAAACGCTGGGTCGCAATCAAGGACGGGCGCACCCGACACGCTCACCAAAAATTGGACGGGCAAACGGTGGCGTGGGATGAGCCGTTTACCTCCGAACTGGGGAAGATACGCTATCCAGGAGACCCGAGGGCAAAACCGGCTAATGTTTATAATTGTCGCTGTACCATGCGAACGGTAGAAGCGCCGGGCATCGAAGCGGAGCCGCGCAAAATGCGTGTGCGCGACCCTAAGACGGGCAAGAATGTGGTCGTGGAAGAAATGACCTATGAGCAATGGGAGAGGTGGGTGAAAAGCCGTGGCTAAAGATTTGGGCGGTGTGGTGTTCAACGATTATAGCGCCGATGTGTTGGAGGCTATGCACGATGCTGTTGTACAGGCATTGGAGCGGTGCGGGGAACAGGCGGAAGGATATGCCAAAGACCTGGCTCCTGTTGACACTGGCAACCTTCGCAACAGCATCACCCATCAAGTGGACGATGGTGAAAGCGCTGTTTACATCGGAAGTAACGTAGAGTATGCCACTTATGTGGAGCTGGGCACCGGCAAATACGCCGAGGGTGGCCGCCCCACACCATGGGTCTATCAGGACGCCGAGGGCAACTGGCACTGGACAGCAGGTAACCCGGCGCAGCCGTTTTTGAAACCGGCGGTGGCTGACCACGCCCAAACCTACCGAAATATTATTGAGGATGAGATGAAGAATGGATGAAAAAACAATTAAAAAAATAAATTCCGCTTTGTATAACAAAGAATGCGTTGAATTTAGACCTGTCAAGGATGGAGTAAGAATTGTTCGGGTTAGGCGAGAAGTAATTGGAACAATAAAAGAAGATTTGATTGATTTTACAAAAGAAAAATGATAAAATAAATACATAGCAATTGAATATTGTTCCTGTCTATAAGCGTTTAGGCAGAAGGGCTAAGTGGAGCTGATTTGCAAGAATTTCTTGTAAATTGGCTCCTTTTTCTTTTTGGTAAACACCGCAGAGGACAGCGGTTTTTATATCACAGTCGCCCCCGAAGCACTGGGGCCGAAGAAAAGGAGACTGATTATGGCACTCACCAGACGCGCCCTCAAGGCTATGGGCATTGAGGACGAGAAAATCGACGAGATCATCAATATGCACACCGAAACCGTGGAGGGCCTGAAAGCCGATGTGGCAAAGTATAAGGCCGATGCGGAAACACTGCCCGAGGTACAGCGGCAGCTCGAAAAAGCGCAGAATGACCTTGAGGCTGGAAAGAAGGACAGTTGGAAGGTTAAATACGAGGCCATCAAAGAGGAATTTGAGAGCTACAAGAGCGAACAAACAAAGAAGGCGACCAGAGCCGCCAAGGAAAAAGCGTATCGGGAGCTTCTGAAGCAGGCCGGGGTAAGCGAAAAGCGGCTTGACACCGTGCTCCGTGTGTCCGATGTGGACAGCGTGGAGATAGATGAAAAAGGTGCAATCAAAGGCGCAGACAAGATCACAGAGAGTATTAAAAGCGAGTGGGCGGATTTCATCCAAACCACAACAATCCAGGGAGCACAGACTGCTGCACCTCCTGTAAATAGCGGCGGGAGTGCGATGACCAAGGCGGACATTTACAAAAAGGACGATCATGGACGGTATGTCATGTCTGCCGCAGAGCGTCAAAAGGCGCTCATGGAAAACCAAATTACATGAAAGGACTGAATTAAATGGCTGCTACAAAAGTTGAAAGCCTGACTAATCCGAGGGATTCTCTCCCCAATACCTATACCAGCGTTACCGCCCGCGAGGTGGACTTTGTTTCCCGGTTTAACGATAACTGGGATGCGCTTCGCACCATTCTGGGCATCATGCGGCCCATCCGAAAGACCCCTGGCACGCAGCTAATCTCTTACACGGCTGACGTTACGTTGGAGGATGGTGACGTTGACCCCGGTAATGTGATCCCGTACAGCAAGGCCACCATTACTCAGGCGACAAAGGCTGACTTGACCATCAAGAAGTATGCCAAGGCAGTCCCCATCGAGGACGTGGACAAGTATGGTGCGGAAATTGCCGTGGAAAAGAGCGACGACGCTTTCCTGACCAAATTGCAAAACGTGGTGCTGGGTGATTTCTACACCTTCCTGAACACTGGTTCTTTGAAGGGAACCGCCACCACTTGGCAGGCCGCACTTGCAAAGGCCCAAGGCGAGGTGCTGAATAAATTCGCAGGCATGGCAAAGGACGTGACATCTGTCGTCGGATTTGCGAATATCCTGGATGCTTACGATTACCTGGGCGCGGCGGACATCACTGTGCAGACCCAGTTTGGCATCAACTACGTCAAGGACTTTATGGGATATTCCACCCTGTTCCTGCTTCCCGCTACCGTTTCTGGTAATACCGCCATTGCGCGGAACACTGTAATCGCTACTCCCGTTGAAAACATTGATCTTTATTATGCAGATCCTGGCGACAGCGAGTTTGCGCGGCTCGGGCTGAATTACACCGTGCAGGGTGAAACCAACCTGATCGGCTTCCACGCTCAGGGGAACTACAGCACCGCTGTTGGCGAGAGCTACGCCATTATGGGCATGAAACTGTGGGCTGAGTATTTGGATGGCATTGCCAAAATTACTGTATCGCCGGGGGGTTAATTGGGTCTGACATCTTAACGCTATTCCCCAGCAGTCAGACCCTATTGGGGAAGCAGGTTTCTGATTTAGTCGGCGATGATCTGGCGGTAAAGGCTGACGGATCTGTGATTGGAACATTTCATCATGTTTCTGATTATACGGAGTTCAGCAGCGAGCCGGACGAGCAGAGCGGGTATTACTTCCCGTTCCATCTGACCAAGACAGGAACCAAAATGACCTTCAAGAAAAACGGTTCTCCCACAAAGGAAAACATCCCGTTTGACGCAGATATTGTCTTCCGGGTGGCCAAGGATGACACCTTCGAGATTCTTGTTGATGATTCCAGCGTGGTGAAATTTACCTTTACAGGGGCAACGTTTGAACCGCAAGCCAAAACGAAAGCCCGGGCAAAGCAATAAAAGGAGGGCGGCGTGATGCTGGAGCAAGTTTTGCAACACCTGAACAACTGGTTTTTGGTGCCTGATGGCATTCACTCCGGAGAGTTCACCGTGCAGGACGGCGGCATTACGCTGCCCTTCCTGCAAACAGGGCAGTATTTCCGGGTGGTGGGGTCTGTCTTTAATGATGGCCTCCACCAATACCCGGCAAAGGACATGACCGAGGAAACATTTGATGGCGCTGTGTGGGCGCTGGCGGTGCCGAAATCGGTCATCTCTCTTGCAGATGAAATTGCTGCCTGGGACGAGAAAAATGGCGTCCCTGGCCCATATACCAGTGAGAGTTTTGGTGGTTATTCGTATAGCAAAGCTACCAATACAAGTGGCGTGGCTGTGGGATGGCAGGATGTTTTTAAGGGCCGCCTGAATACTTGGCGGAGAATAGGAGGTATTATATGAGCATACTGGATGAGTTCGCCCGATCTTGTGTACTAATGGAGAAAAAGCGTGTACCGGGCAATGAAGGCGGCTGGACTACCACCTGGGAGGAAGGGGCGGAGTTCGTCAACCACCCCTACCTGGATACCTCCATGGAGGCCCGCAGAGCGGAAAAAGAGGGCGTGACAAGCATCTATTCCGTCCTGGTTGACCGGGACTTTCCGCTGGAATACAACGACTACTTCAAGGATAAGACCACGGGCAAGACCTACCGAGTGACCTCTAATCCAGAGGAAACGGAGGCGCCGAAAAGCGCCAGTTTTGCCCTGAAATACTGCACAGCGGAACGAAAGGAACTGCCTGAATGACCTTTACAAAAATCGGAGAAGCGTTAGACAAAATCAGCGTTTTAGGTACGGACTACACTGTTCACTTTATTCCAGAGGGAGAAGAGACACGCTTAAAAGATTGCGACGGATTTTGCGACGAAACCACAAAAGAAATTGTTGTCGAAAACTATAAACGCGGGGAGATGGGCAGCAAAGGCAATTTGGAACTGCAAGAGCAAAAGAATCTCCGCCACGAAATTATCCATGCTTTTCTTTTTGAAAGTGGGTTGGCTGAAAACAGCGAATGGGCACAGAACGAGGAAATGGTGGATTGGATTGCAAAACAAGGCCCAAAGTTGATTAAAGCATGGCAGGAGGCCGGAGCTTTATGACTAAAGAGGCGGCGCTTCATAGTTTTTTTAACTCGTTCAACATACCGGGCTATCCCTCTTCCGCTGTGCCTGAGGACGCCGTATTTCCCTGGTTGACCTATGACCTGACCACCAGCGCATGGGATGGCGGGGAGGTAGGGCTGACGGTAAACCTCTGGTATCACACCACGGACGAGGCCATTCCCAACGCCAAAGCAAGGGAACTTTCTCAGCGCATCGGCTATGGAGGTGTACAAATCCCCTGTGATGGTGGGTTTATCTGGATCAAGCGTGGGTCACCTTGGTGTCAGAGTCTTACATACCAGGAAGATCCAGCTATTAAGAGAAGATACATAAATATAACTGCGGAATATTTCACACTAAATTAAGGGAGTGAACTATATATGAAATTTACACGTATTCCGGAAACTACATTTCAGAAGTTACAGCTGAATGCTGGAATTTTGCTGTCTGATTTTACCCCAGGGACTGGAACTATGGAAGAAGAGGATATTCTTGGAGCAACGTCTGGCGGGGTAAATTTTGTTGCAACGCCAGAATTCTCTGACTTTGGAGAGGATATTGATAATGCCCCGGTCAATGTTCTTGAATTAAAGCGTCTTGATAGCTGGGAGGTTACCATGTCCGGTACGTTCGTGACCGTTGATGTAAACCTTGCAAAAACGTTGGTTGGGATTGCGGATATTGACACATCGGACAAAACCCTTGTTAAACCACGCAATGATCTTTTAACGACTGATTTCAAAGACATTTGGTGGGTGGGAGATTACTCAGACAAGACGGGGGCAACAAATGGTGGGTTTGTCGCAATTCATATGTTGAACGGCCTGTCCACAGGGGGATTCCAGCTGCAAAGCGGAAACAAAGAAAAGGGACAATTTGAGTTTGAATTTACAGGGCATTACTCCCTTGCGGAACAAAGCAGAGTGCCTTTTGAGGTTTATATTAAGGCTGGGACAGCGGAAGCGGGTGAGTCTTGATGAAAATTTCTGAACTTTCCACAGATCGGGCATTGGACGTCCTGTGCGAACTGACTCCTTACGTTGCAAACATTACAGGGGACAAGGCACTGCTGGACGAATTGGGTAAGAAATTTGATACAAAAGGAAAGAGTGTCGCAGAAATGTACACATTTGCGGCGCAAAAGTGTGCGGCATTGGCGCCGGTTTTACTGAAAGCGCATCGAGCGGATATTTTCGGAGTTCTGGCTGTACTGAATGAAACTTCGGCAGAGGAAATTGGGAAACAGAACGTAGGAACAACGATCAAACAGATTAGAGAGTTGTTTCAAGATCGGGAGCTCCTGATTTTTTTCAAATCGTGGCAGCAGGAGGAAGAGACAAAATAATTCTATCTCTGCTGTCAGTACCCAAAATGAGCGGGAGTTCTTATATTTCTGTCCTTCCAACACTAATAAAAAATACGATCAAAAAAGAACTATACGATATTTATATCACAGATTCTTTGCGTGTAATTGGGGAAAATACAGCCAAGTATGCGGGGGGAAGCTATATCAAGAAACGATGGATTTCATTTATCGAGGACAATCCCCAAAAAGAGCAAACGGGAGAAGAAATTGTTGCGCAAGTGATTGAAAAAACCGGATTGAGACTTATTTCCTCTACATAAGTGGTTGTGGAGAAGGGCTAAGCGGTGCCATTTCAGATGGGAGGTGGCACCGATTAACCTATTTGATCTTTACGCAAAGATATCACTGGACACAAAAGAGTATAAAAAAGCAGTTAGCGATGCAACAAAAGAAAGTCGGGGATTGAGCGAAAAGTTTCAAGAGGTCGCAAAAAGTTCCGAGACGACAAAAAACAAAATAAAGCTGTTGGCAAGTCAATATTCAGCCGCGAAAGCAGATGTAGAGAAATTAACAGATGCATTTAATAAATCTGCGAAAGAAAATGGGTACGCGTCGGAAGAAACAGAAAACCTTGCCCAAGAACTAAGTGCGGCGGAAGAAAAGGCTGCGGCACTAAAATCAGAATTAGATGATTTATCGAACGAGGCTCGCGGGGCCGGAGATTCAGCCTCCAAAATGTCTGACGGTTTTACTGTCGCAAAAGGTGTCCTTGCGGACCTTATTTCAAACGGTATTCAAAAAGCGGTTGCTGCCTTTAGTGGTTTAGTTTCTGCAATTTGGAATTTAGATCAAACGACGGAAGAATATCGGATTGCGCAAGGCAAGTTAAATACTGCCTTTGACGCTGCGGGGATGAGCGCTGGGGCAGCGCAGCAGGCTTACAGTGCGTTTTATGGTATTCTCGGCGACACTGACACAGCGACGGAAGCCTCTCAGCTTCTGGCAAAGCTGGCTCGAAGTGAGCAGGATATTGCTACCTGGACTGATATTGCAGCGGGAGTTTTTGGGACCTTCGGCGACTCTCTTCCCATTGAAGGTCTGATTGAATCTGCGAACGAGACAGCAAAAGTAGGCCAAGTAACGGGGTCTCTGGCTGATGCCCTTAATTGGGCAGGAATCAGCGAAGATGATTTCAATAAAAAATTGGCGGCTTGCACCACAGAGAGCGAGCGGAATCGACTCATTATGGATACCCTTGCGGGCACCTATGATGAAGCCAGTGACGCATTTTATCGAAACAATGACGCGTTGGTACAATCCAGGTCTGCACAGCAGCAAGTGCAAGATGCAATGGCACAGATTGGAGGCGCGGTCTCTCAGGTTAAAACGGCGCTTTTAACAGAATTTGCACCGGCCTTGGCGGCGGTTGCCCCCCAGATTGCAAACTTTATTTCTGGGATTGATATTTCTTCTCTGGTCAATGGGTTCTCTCAGTTTGTGGGATTTTTTGTGAATAACGGCCCCACAATCATTTCTGCGGTTGCGGGAATTGGCGCGGCATTTGCTACTTGGAAAGTGACCTCCTTGATCTCTGGGATTGTTTCCTCTCTCACCAGCTTGTTTGTCCCGGCGACGGTTGCGGCGACAACAGCACAACAAGGGTTAAATGTGGCAATGAAAGCCAACCCAATTGGCGCGATCATTACATTGGTGGTTTCTCTTGTTACCGCGATTGTTACCCTGTGGACAACGAATGAAGGGTTCCGAGATGCCGTTGGCGCAATTTGGGAAGCAATTAAAGGATTTTTCCTTTCGGCCAAAGACGCTATCGTAGCTGCGTGGAGTACGGTGAAGGACTTCTTTTCCGGTGTATGGGAAGGAATCAAAGGTGCCTTTTCCGCCGTTAAGGAATTTTTCGGTGAAAGATTCCAGCAGGCGAGGCAGGCGTCAGAGGCGGCCTGGGATGGAATTTCCAGTTTCTTTTCTTCCGTATGGGAAGGGATTAAAGGTGTTTTCTCTGCGGTTCGAGATTTCTTTAGTGAAAAATTCCAGTCTGCAAAAGAAGCTGCTCAGTCTGCATGGGATGGGATCACAAATTTCTTTAGCGGCGTTTGGGAAGACATAAAAGGAGTTTTTTCGAATGCGTTCAATGCGTTTTTAGACATTGGAAGCGCCATTGTGAATGGGATTAAAAACGGAATATCAAGAGGGTGGAGTGCTTTAACCGGTTGGGTAAGTGATAAAGCAAAAAGCTTGCTGAATGCAGCTAAGAGTGCCCTTGGGATAAACAGTCCTTCCAGAGCGTTTCGAGATGTTGTGGGTATGATGATCCCAGCGGGTATTGCGGTTGGAGTTGACAAGGGGATGCCATCTGCGCTTGATGCTATGTCAAACATGGCAAATCGGCTTTTAGAAGCGGGAAGTGTTGAGGTCCCGGAACCGGCTATCAGAGATGTAAACGCACTTGATATGGCGAGAGTTAGTTTTTCTGACTCTGGTATTGGAAGATCCTCTGCGGGGATAATCAATGGAATCTCTTCCGCAGTGCAAAATTCAGGACAGAATGGGCCGATTACACTCAATCTTGTTCTCCCGGATGGGACGAAGCTGGCAACATATCTGTTTGACCCATTGACAAAGTATGCAAAAGCAAACGGAACTCCCATTCTGAACCCGACGTGAGGAAGGTTATGACACAACTTATTTTAGACACAACTGGATATAACATGATCTTGCCAGAAAGCATAAAGGGCGGCTATGTGGTGGAAGAACAGGCGTTGTCTGTTGATGTGGAAATGATTACAGGTCGGATTGTTCGTCAACTGAGAGGAAATGCCTGGCATATTACATATCAGTATGGTTTTTTTGATGATGATACGAAAAATAAATTGATTTCAGTGTGCCGAAAGGGAAAAAGACAAGCAATTACGTGTGGTTTTTTGCCTCCGGATTCCTCTGGAACACTCCTTTATTCAAACTTTCTTGTCATGGCCTTTACGTACCCTAAATTCATGTGGAGTCAGATGCTTCCGGGAGAAAATGGGGATACCGCAAGGCCGCTTTGGGGGGATTTTTCCCTGGAGTTACGAGAGGTGAGGCCGCATGATTGACAGCTCTTCTACCTATAAATTGGCGGTTTATGGGGATGCCAGGCGCGTTGTCCTTCGGGCTGTGATTGATATCAGCAGCCCGGATATTGTATTTGGCGTCGTGAACTCAAATGGAGAGGACGATTTCAGCGTCCCAGGGCAGGTTCATGACCATGTATTTGAGATTGTTCCTTATGCAACGTTGGAATGGAATCGGTTTATTTTGAATGGTGAATTCAATCTCTTTCCCAGAGCAGAGGGCGACCAAGTTGGATTTATTGGAGATTCTTTGTCCAAGGAAGACGGGACCTTTTCTTCTCCAGTTTACGTGGAAGAGACATTTTCCAATGTTTTAATTTTGCAGGCATGTTCTGTCGTTTTCCCCACCGCAGTATGGGACGGATATCCCGTTGACTTCAAAATTGAAGTGAAACAGGGAGGCACAGCATATTTTATAAAAGAATTTAAGGGGAATACAAAGCGGGAAATTAATGTGGATGGGTTTACAGTAAATAATCCAGACGCCATTCGGGTTACTGTTACGAAGTGGTCTCTGCCATATAGAAGACTGCGGGTTGTTGAGATCATCCCCGGCATCTATGAGGAATGGGATGGCAATGTAATCGCGGAATTTAGCTTGAAACACCAGGGGGATATTTCTTGCTTATCCCTTCCGTATGGAACATGTACGATCAAGATGGATAATTTAGACCGGCGATTTGAACCAAGGAATAAAGCGGGTGTTTTTAAGTCGATTGAAGAACGACAGGCCATAGACGTTTCTATGGGAATTCGTCTCCCAGACGGGACGGACGAGTATAAGAGCGTCGGGATGTTTTATCAGTATTCTGGAGGATGGAAGACCAGCGATAACGGATTGACCATGCAATGGGACCTGGTAGACATCATTGGCCTCCTGCAATCCAGAGAATTTATTGTTCCAGATTCCTTGCCAGAGACGTTGGAAGGCTGGGTCGCCGCTATCGTGGCGCAGCTTGGAGTGAACTTTGAAAACCGATATACAGTGGACGCAAATTATGCGGATACCGCGTTGATCGTTTCAAATGAGGAAGACGTTTCTGGTGTAACCTGTGGAGACCTCCTTTTATGGGTATGTATGGCCTCTGCCACTTGGCCAAGAGCAGACGCAGAAACAGGGAAACTTGCTGTCGAACCTCTATGGGATCAAGGAGATAAGATTACGTTGGAAAATTTGATTTCCTATCCCACAATGAAAGCAAATCCCGATGTTGCTGCGATCATTTTCACCTTAAATGACGGGAACGACACAAAATATGTTATTTCTGGCAATTCAACCTCATCAAGTGAGACAAAGTCCGTAGACAACCCCTTTATCAAAACAAAGGAGCAGGCGCTTGCCGCTGCGCGTCTTATGTTGTCTACCTTTGGCGGAAACCAATATGAAATTTCAAACTGTGGGAATCCGGCGTCCGAAGTTGGAGACGTTGATACAATTTGGCTGGATGAATCCAATGCCACGACGGCGCGTCGGATTCAGCAGGACCTCTCTTTTTCGAGTGGGGTGCTATCTAATTGCACAAGCGTTTTGCTCCAGGCAGACGGTGCGTTTCTTTTCCAGAACCGGGAAATCATCACTTCGTCAGGGACATGGACAGCGCCGGACGGAGTTCTAAAATTACGTGCCATCCTTGTAAATGGTGGGTCTGGTGGAGGAACCGGGACCGATGGTTCTTGGGATGAAGCCGGTACAGATGGAACAGACGGACAGGGGGGCCTTGTTTGGGCAGGAACAATCACAATTAACCCCAATCAGGTGTTCAATGTGGAGATCGGTCAAGGTGGCGCTCCTGGAGAATCTGGTGGGATAACAAAATTCGGCTCATATTCTGCCGCAGATGGACAAAATTTTGACCCTAACTATACAGACATTGCGTCGGGGGATGCCTTTGCAAGAGACGGGGTTCAACTTCCGACTGCAAATACAGGAGACGGTGGAAAAGGTGGCGCCGGGGGCGTGAAAGGGAATAGACGTGAAGAGAGCGGCACAGATGAGGAAGGTAATTCCTGGAGCAGGACTGTGATCGACAATTACCCCGGAGAAGGAGAAGAAGGTGTGCCTGGAGCTTCCGGGTGCGTCATTTTATATTGGGATATACAGTAGACGAATGGACTTTTTGGCCGGTATCTGGGGGTGATCTAAATGGCAGAAGAGTGGTCTCCTATTGTGATCTCAGCGACGTTTACGCCAGCGACTGCCAATGTGGGAGACTCCGTGCTGCTCCAAGTGATTGTACTTGATGTGCAGACGATAGAGCAAGAAGAGATCAGAGTGTCGGGTGAGTTTCAAAGTGGGGAGGTGTAGTTCATGTCGATAACTACGGTAAAAGCGACGTTCGATGGACAGGAATACACTCTTACATTTAATGAAACAACAAGGAAATATGAGACTGTCATTGTTCCGGCCAAAACCTCCCACAATGAAGAAGGGGGATATTTCAATACAGAAATAACCGCGACAAATGACAAGGGCGTTTCCACCACAACGGATGGGACGAATATCCCTGGGCTTCGGTTGACGGTGCAAGAGGAAGTCCCCCCGACTATTCAGCTATTATCTCCGGCAGAAGGGATATTGACAACCAATGTTCCGACCTTTGTTGTAGAAGCATTTGACGAGGAGAACGGCTCCGGGATTGATCCATCCTCTCTGTCTATGCTGATTGATGGGGTCGAGGGAGATATTTCCACGCAGGCCACGGAGAAAGGGTATCAGTTCACCTATACTCCACGAAATGAACTGAGCGAAGGGAATCACAGCTTGACCGCCTCCATCCAGGACAACGACGGGAATCAAGCCAATTTATCTTCGGTTTACATTGTAGACACGGTTCCTCCTGAGCTGACTGTGCATGAGTACAGGCAAATCGTTGACGATGAATCTATTACGGTGGAAGGGGTAACAAAGGATGTGACGACATCTCCTGTCACCTTGCTTGTGGGAGGGGAGGAAGCGGCTATTGATAAACACGGACAGTTCTCACATACGGTGTCGCTTCGCGTGGGGGAGAACTACATCACTGTTACCGCAACGGACAAAGCAGGTCTGTCCTCTTCTTTTCGGCTTTATGTCATACGGCTCATTACAGACCGTATCCAGGCGGACATTGAGGAACTTCTTACGATTTTATCCAAAGAAGATCAGACAGAAGAAGAACTAATTCAGCTTGCACAGACAAGCTATAAGGGCGCATATAATGAAACTGATATGAACCGGGTTACAACGGCTGCCGAGTTCCTTTCAGATAGCTTATATTCCCGTGGGTATATAAACCCGTATGTTCCAGTCAATCCAGAACCGGGCAGAGATTATTGGGTGAAAGAGAACAAGCCAACATTAGAGCAATCTAAGGGATATGTTTCTAACGTTAAACGGATTCGAGAGACTTTCCACTTTGTACCTGATCTTCCAGAAGCCCACTCTGATATGCAGAGTTTCACCTTCCAGGAAGCGAACAATTTGGAAAAGATCCTTGTCCAAGTAGAATCCATGTTCCAATGGATGGATAAATCCTATCTCATGGCGGGAGAGGCCATGTGCGGAGAATTTTAAGAAAGGGTGTGTTTTAGTGCAAGATGCCATTATGAAAGGGAACGGGAATTCACGATACCTAAAGACAGTGGAGGAGGCCTTGTCCCTCTATCCAACCTATGAGGACTTTTTGCAGGCCATGATTGCTGGGACATTTCCCGTAGATTTCAATGGGATCAACAAGGATGGTTGGACCCAGCTGGGAACCCCTCTAAACAAAGCAAACCTTCTCTCAGATACGGTGATCTCCACGCTGGGCCTTTCTACGGGAGCTAATTCAACTCCTAACGATGCTTTCAATGTCCTTGCAAACGTCGGCAACGTCCATGTGTGGAGGAAGACGGTGGTTGCAGAGGAGGAGGTTCCGGCGGGGTACAAATTAGTGGATGACAATACAGATAGGACATTAGACGATGTACCCAATGCACTCATCAATTTAGGAAATTCGAATCAACGTACTGCATACATCAATTGCGCTGACTCTATAACAGTGGATGATGGCGGCGGAATTTCACTCAATTCTGCAACAACACATTATCAAGCAAACGATGCGCTAAATGCTGCATCATGGCTTAGGGGTAAATATATAAAACTATACTATATAAATGACTTTGGAAACTGGTTTGGCCCTCCGGCCTTAGACCAAAATAAAACATATTATGTACCTAATGATGCGCAAATTAGTGTTAACTCGGCGACCATCATTGTGGATAAATTACAGCGTGTTGACGCTTACCCCCTCACTCCCGCAGGCACCCACATCACCTACCTAACCTCTGTCAACCGCAATGCCTACCAGGAGGGAGACGATGCGAAAGAGGCGGGGTATGTGTTGGGGGATATGGTGAGTGGATACCTGTTTGCATCGGCGTGGACTGGTAATGCGTCCAATTATTATTACTCCGAGACAATTAAAGTTTCCGATACTGGGACATTGACACAGGAAAATGTAAAAAGTTATACCGCAAATGCCACTAATGATAGCTGGGTTAGTAATATTCAAAGTGCTATTAGAGGTAAATTTATTACTGTGAGTGGAGAAAAAGATAATGGTGGAAGTGAAGGAACTAACCTTGTCTATATCCCCGATGATGCCATTGTCAGTTACTTTGAAAACGGAGTCTCTCTCGGTTATCCATATAATTATGGATTTCTTGTCAATAAAATGCAACAGGTCACTGGCTACCCCGCCATCCCCGCAGGCACCACTATTGAGTATCTGGGGGTGTTGGGGGATAAGACAAGCATAGAAACCGGTTCCTACGTGGGGACGGGGACGTATGGGAGCGGAAATCCCAATACTCTTACATTTAGATTTGAACCAAAATTCGTCCATATTCAAGCTGGAAATATTGGTAAAGAGGATAGTTCTGGATTTAAGTTTTCTTTTTTTGTTCTTGGAACAAAAGGCTTTTCGATAGGCCCAGGCTCGGCTAATGAGTTGTATAACTTGAATGCCAAATTTGATGGAAATACGTTGTCTTGGTATTTAGGCAATGCCGCACAACAACTTAATACAAAAAGTGCAAACTACTTTTTCATTGCACTTGGATAAAGGAGGTAACCCATGCACTACATTAATCCAACCCCCAATGAAACCGGCAACCACGGCAACCCCATGGGACAACCTTTCCCAAACTGTGTGACCCTCCCTGACGATCTCCTGAGCCCCTATCTTGCGGCAAAGGGGTTTGTGACCCTGACCGTGGAAAACGGCGCTGTGACAAGCCTGGAGACCAACCAGGAGGCGCTGGACGCCTATGAAGCAGACCACCCCGACCTCCCGCCGGAAGAGCCGGAGGAACCCGTTACCTGGGGCGCTATGGCGGCAGCAATTCGAGAAGGAGTGAATGACGTTGACTGAAAAAGAGTTTGTTTTGGATACCCTGCGCCGGGCGGGGAAGTCTGCCGCAGTCAACTTGCAAGCAGAATCCCCCTCCATGACCGGCACGGAACTCTGTGCCACAGAGGAGTATATCCCGGACTTCCAGGCGGCCAAGGCTGCCAAAAACATGCTGGAGCGCAAGGCAGGCCAGAAAGATGGCTTTGTCTGCCGGTCCAGCGCCGGGCGGGTGGTTCGGCTCCTCCAGGTCTACGACAGTGAAATCTATCCCCAGGAGCCGGAGGAGCTGCCCGCCCAGTGGGGGTTTGTCTGGTCCACTGACCCGGACAAGGCGCTGCCCTTCCTCTCCCTCTCCACTTCCCCCTACGCCAAAGGGGATTGCTGTACCGCAGATGGCAAAACCTGGCGCAGCAAGATTGACACCAACACCTGGTCCCCGGAGACAAGCCCGGAGTTTTGGGAGGAAGTGGAACCCTGACGAACCATCCCACACAGAGAGAGGAGGGCTGTTATGCCCATGGACAAGTGTACCTTTAACCCCGGGAATGAATGCTTGGGGCTGCAAAAGGCTAACATGTTGGAGAAGTCTCTGAACAGCCATTTGGATGCGGCCCGGCAGACCCATAAGGAGATGTATGACCGCATCCGGGCCCTGGAAACTGAGAGCGCACGCCGGGACGAACAGTATGTTCAGATTCTGGACAAGCTGGATGAAATGTCCTCCAAAATCACATCGGCACTCAGCCAGGTGAGTGAGCTCCAGATCAAGCCCGCACGCCGGTGGGAAGGGTTGGCTGATAAAGCAATCTGGGCTGTTTTCGCGGCAGTGATTGCGTTTCTGCTGGCAAAAATCGGGCTGTGAGAGGGGGTGAAGGGAATGAGTGAAAAATGGAAAGCCTGGTGGAAAGCGGCGGGAATCCGTGCAATCAAGACCATGGCAGAGACCGCCATTGCCACGATTGGGGCGGCAGCGGTGCTTTCTGCGGTGGAATGGCCGGTGGTTCTGTCGGCCACCATACTGTCCGGCATACTGTCCTTGCTGGTTAGTATCAAGGGCTTGCCGGAAGTTGAGAAAGAAACCGCAAACAAAAACTAAAGACAAAGAAGGAGAATTTGTATGGCAAATCGTTTTTATCAGAATCGCATGGCAATCAAGGCAATCAGCGAGAAAGAGGGCGTAGATGTAGATATCGCCTCCCGCATGTATGCGCAGCAGCAGGGCTGGACCGGCTGGGAGAAGGAGATGGACGAATGGAACGATATTCAGCGTTCCTACATGAAGTCTAAGACAAAGACGCTGGCGGATCTGTTCCGATAATCTTGCAAAAACAAAAAACTGCCCCTGGTAAAGGGACAGCAAAAATTGACAATCCGCGGCGCGGCATGGTATGATGGATGCGCCCCGAAAGGGGACAGAAAGAGGCGCTGCACAAAACGGCAGGCGGTTTAGCCACATCCTCCGAAAGGAGGTGAGGCCCATGCCCATTACGATTACGTTACATATCTTCGGATATACCGTAACGATTCGCATTAAAGGCAGAAACCGCCACTCGGCCAAGTGACGGTTTCAAGGCTTTTGCTTTGATCTCTTAACTTGCACGGGCTAAACCGCTTGTAGCAGTGCCCTTTCTGTTTCCATTATACCATCCCGCCCCGGTTTGTCAAGAGAACAGGCCGGGGACTTTTTGTCCTGCTTGAAAGGAGTGAGGAGTGGATGAGTAACAGCCCACTTGTAACCTACACCAAACTATCCCCTAACCATTCCGGGCGGCGCAACCATGTAATCGACACCGTTTCCATTCACTGCATGGCGGGCAATGCCAGCGTAGAGACTTGTGGGGCCTTGTTTGCCGACCCGTCCCGCAAGGCCAGCAGCAACTACGGCATTGGAAGCGATGGGCGGATTGCTTTATATGTAGATGAAGCAAATCGGTCCTGGTGTACTTCCAGCGCCTCCAACGATCATCGGGCCATTACCATTGAGGTGGCCAACAATGGTGGGGCGCCGGATTGGCTGGTGTCAGACAAAGCCTACGCCGCATTGCTGGACCTATTGACGGATATCTGCCGGAGAAATGGGATCAAGAAACTGCTGTGGAAAGGGGATAAATCCCTGATCGGCCAGATGGACAAGCAGAATATGACGGTTCACCGGTGGTTCGCCGCCAAGGCGTGTCCTGGGGATTATCTATATAACCGGCACGGAGAGATTGCCGCCGAGGTCAACCGGCGGCTGGAAGGAGAGGAGGAGCCCATGGATATTGCAAAGTTGATCTCTGAAATGACCAACGAACAAGCCTACCAGCTCATGCAGAAAGCAGAGCTCCACGCGAAGACGCTGTCTGAGCCCGCCTGGTCCCAACAGGAGGGACATTGGGCAAAGGCTGTGGCAAATGGCATCGTGGATGGTACAAGCCCGGAGCGCCCGATGAAACGGGATGAGGTGATTGCAGTGCTGGGACGAAAAGGATTACTGTAAATTATGTTTGCTCAGAGGTAAATGGAAAACCCCTCTGGGATATATCCAGAGGGGTTATTTTAAGACGTCAGTTGAAAGTATTTCGTTTATATCATGGTTAAAATCTTTGTAAGATGCAATACAGTCCGAAAGATAATCTAATCCTGTTTCTGTAATTGATAAGTATACGCGGATTCTGTTATCTTCACTCACTTCTTTAGACGCAACACGGACAAAACCTAATTTTTGAAGTTTATTAGATAAAGCGTATAGAGTACAAAAAGAAATTTTTCCGTCACTCATTTTTGAAATAGATGACATAATTTCATAAATGTACATAGGTTTCTGACGCAACAGAAAAAGAACCAACATACTTGTTGTCGCTTTTTTTAGTGACTCGTGGAGAGAAGCAGGTGTTCCTTTGATTTTTGCTTGTATAATGATCATCCCCTTTATACAAAGAATAATTCATATTTGTAAATATGTCAACTGTTAGTCCTCTTTAACCAGAAAATGGAGGAGTTTGGTTTATGAAGATTCCAGAAGGAACAGTAAACGAATTAGAAGAGTGTAAAGCATTATGTTTAATCCTCTTTGATTTACTGGCACAGAAACAAAATTCAAGCCCAGGACACATTGAAACAAGACGAGCATTGAAAGAGATTCCGCTTGTATCTGAATTTGATGCAGTTTTAGCGCGATGCACACTGAATGATGAGGACAAAGCTATTTTGAGGATGCATTATGTTCAGAGAAAAGATTTTCGATATATCGGTGATTCTCTTGGGTTTTCCGAACGTACAATTAAAGAGAGGCACAGGGAATCACTTCGGAAAATTTCCCATGTACTTTGACCACCCTTTTGGGTGGTCTTTTTTTGTGCTTTTCCTGTATTTAGGATGAACATTTTATCGAAAGAATTGCAATAGAATAAAAATTAAAGGAGGATGCAGTGAATAGTGGAATAACCACTGGCCAATAGGCGCGAACTGTATCCTTTTTTATTTAGGTGGTTTTATGTTTGTTTATTACAACCCGAATCCAGAAAAGAAAAACGTCGGGGATTGCACAATAAGGGCTTTGTCAAAAGCGTTAGGACAGAGCTGGGAAAAAACATATATCGGAATTGTGCTACAAGGGTATCAAATGGGAGATATGCCATCGGCAAATCATGTTTGGGGGGCATACCTCAGAAAACATGGATACCGAAGAAATCTGGCAGAAGAAGATACAACGGTAAATTCCTTTGCAGACAGGAATCCCGAAGGGACCTACATTCTTGCCCTATCTGGACATGTCGTTTGCGTGCAGGACGGCACCATTTACGATACTTGGGATAGTGGAAATGAAATCGTTTTATATTTTTGGGAGAAAGGATAACAAAAATGGCTTATCAATATTATCCAAGCTATCAGTCTCCATATTATCCGCCACCTGCGCCGGATCATCTTGCGCAGCTTCGTGGACAACAGCCGTTCCAAGCTCCTATGCAGGGACAACCTGTTCCGCCACAGGGAAACACAGCTGGAAATGGAATTATCTGGGTGCAAGGGGAAGAAGGGGCAAAAGGGTATTTAGTTGCACCAGGAGAAAGCCGTTTGCTGATGGACAGTGAAAACTCCACGTTTTATATCAAATCAACTGATGCGTCAGGGATGCCCCTGCCTCTTCGAGTATTTGATTATACCGAACGTACGGGGGCAAAGAAAGCCTCACAATCCGTGCAGGAATCGTCTGTTCAGTTTGCCACCAAAGAGGAATTAGCCGCTCTGGCTGCCCGCTTGGACGCTCTGACAGCGCAGAAACAACCTGCAAAAGAGCAGGGAGCTAAGGAGGACGAGAGTAATGCCTAATCCGATTTTTCAAGTTCTTGGTGGAGGGAATAGCCAATCCAATATGATGCAGCAGTTTCAGCAGTTCATGAATCAAATGAAAGGCAAGGACCCAAACGCTATGATCAACGAATTGGTGTCCAGTGGCAAACTCACCCAATCCCAACTGGATGCAGCCCAGAAACAGGCTCAGCAAATGCGAGGGATGTTCGAGGGGATGCGGGGGATGTTTGGGAAATAAATATAATCAAAATCCCGGCCGGGTTTTGAAAATAAATTTACAAAGGAGAAAAAACAATGAGTCTTTCTTCGGACAATACTGTGATGACCATGCCAGTAACTCCCGCCTATCAGGGCGGCGGTTATGGTAATTCCATGTGGGGTGGAGATTGGGCCTCCTGGATTATCCTGTTTCTGATCTTCGGCATGTTTGGCTGGGGGAACGGTTTCGGTGGCGGTTTTGGCGGTAACGGTGGTACCAATGGCCCTGGCTTTCAGGGCTGGGCTACTCGCGCCGACATCAACGAAGGCTTTGCTCTGAATGGTTTACAGAATGGACAGAATTCCATTCGTGATGCAGTGAGTAACGGATTCCATGGCGTTGATAATGCCGTTTGTACTCTTGGTTATCAGACGCAGCAGGGCTTCAATGCTTTGGGGGCACAGATGGCTCAGTGTTGCTGCGATACCCAGCGCGCTATTGATGGTGTGAATTATAACATGGCCACCCAGGCATGCGATACTCGAAACACTATCCAGAACAGCACCAGGGATATCATTGACAATGCCAATGCGAACAGCCGAGCCATTCTTGACTTCTTGACCCAGGACAAGATTACAACGCTGCAAGCCGAGAACCAGTCTCTGAAACTGGCTGCCTCTCAGGCTAATCAGAACAGCTATTTGACAGCGACTCTGGATGCGCAGACCAATGAGCTGATCCGACGCATCAACCCCATGCCCGTTCCGGCCTATCAGGTCCCGAATCCTTATGCCGGTTGTGGGTGTAATCCCTGTGGCTGCGGCTGCTAAAACCTAATATATCAACTTTCCGGCATGACCGGAATGTTCGGCCCCGTGCCGATTTTGGAACAAGCGCGGCGGGGCAATAGCCTCGCCGCTATCTTTTTTTGAAAGGAATGATCTTATGGCTGAATTTACTGGCGTATTTGTGCAGCAAGTGGCTGCGGGACAGAATGTCGTATTTACAGAGACCCCCGTGAGCGGATCTAATTGTGTTGTGCATAGAGATGGTTCTGGCATCATTACCTTGCGCGGTATGACAAATCAATGCCGAGCCCGCTACAAAGTTGTATTTGGCGGCAATATTGCCATTCCCACAGGTGGCGCAGTTGGACCTATTTCTATTGCTATTGCGGTGGAAGGTGAAGCATTGGGAAGCGCCACTGCTATCGTGACCCCTGCCGCGGTGGACGAGTTTTTCAACGTGTTTGCTGCGGCCTTTATTGAGGTTCCCCGTGGCTGCTGTGTGACTGTGGCAGTCAAAAATACCAGCACAGAGACGATTGAGGTTGAAAATGCTAACCTAATCGTTGAGCGTGTGGCCTGAAAGGAGAGTCAATATGTATATGCATGAACTGAAAGAAAAGCTCTGTGAAGAGCTGAAGGAAATTGCTCGCAAGGGCGAGTTGGGCGCCGGAGACCTGGAGATCGTCCACAAGCTGACTGATACCATTAAAAACCTGGACAAGATTGAGATGCTGGAGGAACACGGCGATTACAGCCGGGCTGGTGACTGGGAGGCCGATATGCGCGGCACCTATGGACGAGGCTCCAGCTACCGTGGCCGGAAACGGGATTCCATGGGCCGGTATAGCCGGGATGGACGCATGTATTCCCGCACCGATGCTAAAGAACACATGATGGACCAGATTGAGGATATGATGAGTGGTGCCAACGAAAGAGAAAAGGAAATCCTGCGCCGGGCTATGGAGCAGCTGGAGAAAGCGTAAGGGGGTGCCCCCATGCTTGACCGAAAGGAAATAGATATTGAAATTGCCCGTTTGGAGTATGGGGAGAGTAGCTACCCGGCTTATGCCAAGCTGGCAAACCTTTATACTATCCGGGACTGCATGGATCGGGAGGAAGGAAAGGCGGTTCCTATTGCTTATGATAGAGGGCATTCTACTTCCCCAGATCCTCCCCGCTGGGGGGAAAGTGATTTCCTCTGTGAGGTGAAGAATAGGGACCCGGACGCTGTATGGGAAATAATAGATGACCTTATGGACACATTGCATACTGTTAATCCCCGTGTATATGAAGGAGTAATGAGAAAAATAAGATACCTGTGACGTTACATGCAGGTTACTAACAATCTCGCAACGGGAGAGAGTAAAGAAAGCCCTGAAACCTTTTGGTTTCAGGGCTTTCTTTGGTGGACGATACAGGACTTGAACCTGTGACCTCCCGCACGTCAAATATATACGAATCATTTTTTATATTACATAACGTTGATTTTCCTTGATTTTTCAATGTTTTTTTATTACTTCAAACAAGAAGAGTTAAGAGAAGATGATTTCGGTTACTAACAAATTTCTAACGCTCGACTGCCTCAACCAGTGTGTCAATGTCGATGTGAGTATAGACGTTTGCTGTCGTGGAATAGTCTGCGTGGCCGAGAATTTTTTGTAGCACTTCAGGAGACATCCCCTCCTTGACCGCCCTTGATGTGTAAGTGTGTCTGGTTGCATGCGGAGTATGCCGCTCAATACCGAGACGCTTTAGAAGTGGATAATAATTGCGTCTACGGTAATTCTCAAGTCGCTTTTCTCCTACATACCCAGAGAGCAGGAGCGGCCCAGTTGCTTGTCCGGCAAAGTATTCAAAGTGCTTCCGCCCTTCTGGCCGGATGGGGATTACCCTTCCTCGTCCTGCCTCCGTCTTTGATCCACCGATCACGTATGTTTTGTGATAACTATTCAGAGGGAGGGAAAAAAGTTCTCCTATCCGCATTCCTGTCGATAGAAGCATTAGAATTATCCTGGCTGCTTCGCTTCCATCTTCTTCTAATTTTTTGATTTCTTCTTCTGTGAAAATGTCTTTTTCTTTTTTTATACGTTCCGGAACCTTGACGAACTTTGCAAAATTTGTTGTGCAAATTTCTTCCCGGATTGCCCATTGAGACATTTGGGTAATGAGTTGCTTATACTTTGATACGGTTGATTGTGTTTTGTCCATGTGCTGGTCTATAATCGACTGAAAATCGACAGTTCTTAAATCCCGGAACTTTCGCCTATGCAGTTTTTCGAATATATCAAATGCCCTGTCATAGGAGGAAATACCACTTTTGGTTATTTCTTTGTAGTGTTCCGTCTTCCACTCATCAAACACCTCGGCAAACGTCATGTTATACCGATCTGACAGATTACGTCCTGATAATCCCTCTAACGCCTCCATAGCACTTGTCTTAGTTTCGTAGTATCCTATTATTACTCGGTTCTTTGCGGCCACCCAGGGCCGTTTCCGGCGCCCCTGGAGCTTATATACAGTCCCTGTTCCATTTGCTCTTTTCAAAGCTTTTCTTTTTTCGGCAACCTGCTTTTTCCCGCATAAAGGGCAAAAGATAGAATATTCTGGTATTTCTTTTTTGCACTTGATACATAACATTGACAATACTCCTTCCATTCGTTAGAATAGAAGGGAAGATAGCCCTTGCAAAGCATCTTCCCTTCTACAACCGTCCACGGTGCGCCAACACCGGGGGCGGTTTTTATTTATTCGAGATTGTTTATGGCATAATCAGCTTCTTCCTGCGTGAATTTCTCTCCATATTCAGAAACGAGCTGGTCCCGAACACCTTCCTTTGACATATTCATTGTTTCATAATATGTCTTTGCCTTCTCAAGCGCGTTTGCCTTGTAATCGGCTTCCAGATTATCAATAGCATATTGAGCAGCCTCTGGCGGGAAATTTTCTCCGTATTCAGACACAAGCTGATCATAGATTCCTTGCTTTGACATGTGCATTGTTTTGCTATATGTCTCGGCTTTCTTTAGCGCATTTTTGTACTCTGTGGGGACATCTGCATCTTTTTTCTCTTCCGATGTTTCCTGGTTGCTCGCCGGCTGTTCTGAAGTGGCAACGGGATCTTCATTTGAGGGAGTTTGGGGCGTATTATCATTGCCGCCGCCAGCGATGGCAGCAATTATGATAACAACGACAACGGCTAAAACGATCCACTTTGCTTTTCCCTTTTTCTTTTTCTCTTTTGTCTCCATGATGGATACCTCCAATTATTTTTATATATCACGTAGCCCAATCTATGGACTAACGTCGATATCTGTCGGATAGTTTCAGTTGCAAATATCGAACAAATGTTCTATTATTTATATAAAGTCGAAAAGGAGGAGTCGACATGAATATGGAAGGAATTTATTGGATGATTCAGGAGAGCCCGGACAAAAACCGTATTGAAACTGATTTAGAGCTACTTTTTGGGGTACGTGATATTCGTGAAATTACTGATCCACGATTAGATACGTTTATTAAACAGGTATTACCCAAAATAAGCAGCTCTTTTGATCGCTCAGAGGTAGATGCTATATGAAAGAAGAGAAAAGAAAGAAAACAGAGCGATTAAAGAAAGAGCTTCAATACATCATAGAGAGAAATTCTAATGAAGAATTTTTGAGAGCCATGATTACCCGTGCAAAAATATTAGAAAAACTGATCTGCTGATCTTCCAGGCCCCGGAGAAATCCGGGGCTTTTTATTTTCCAGATAGATTGTCGATCATTTTTTTTACAGCGGCTTTTTCATCATCATCCAAAAACCAATAAGCCTTAATAATCCGTTTAATTAAATCATCATCTGATATGTTGATTTTTTCCATGATCTCAAGGAATTCTTCGTCTTTATCTCTTTCCATGTGGGGTTCACCTTCTCCGGTGCGAAGCCACACTTCGGATATGTTGAACTCTCGGCAGATATCCGCAATCGTTCGGTCACTTGGGAGCTTTTCTCCAGATACTAACCTTGAAATAAATGATTGTGAGATATTTATACGAGCTGCAAAATCTGTTTTTGTTAGCCCGCTATCTTTTACGCACCATGCAATTCTGTTATTGATACTTTCCATTTATTTCACCTCCTGTCTGGAATCTATTAAAACACAAGAAATGAAATAAGTCAAGCAAAAAATATGCCTGAGGCATAAAAATGCCTTGACAAGTTGCCTTAGACATGATATATTATGACCAGGACAAAAGGAAGAGAGGTGATGAGGATGGACGAAAAGAAAAAAAGCGCCGAACAAACGGCGCTCGGGGATGAACTGGACAGGATTCTTGGCCCAAAAGAATTTAAGGTATTGGGGCAGGATTTGGCCCTTGTGATCGCAGAACACCAACTGACGAGAAAGCCGGAGGTCTGTGAAAAGGTTTTCCGCTATATGTCCTTTGTGATTTTCGGCTGGAACTCTGTATAAAGCGGGCATGAAAACGCATCTTTGCAAAACATAAGCTTGTATTCCTGCTTTTGCTTGTATAATGGTAGTTTTGCATTTTCAATAATGGGGCACTCAGCCCGCAGAAAACTCCATACATTTTTCTCTTTTTCCTCGTACCACCCACGCACAGATACGGCGACGCCCCATAATGGGCATTCCCCGCTATTTGACCTCAGTATAGTCGTCATTATCATATGAGCACATCCTTTTTTATGCTTTCTACTATGAAATATTATACCGCAAGAGGAAGGGAAAAGCAATGATTGGGCGACTAATTACCCACTGGGCATCCAGAGCAACGGTGAATAGGAAAGAGAGGTGATAAGAATGGATGTTGCAATCTGTAAACTGGGGAGCCGATCATTTTTCCGGCTAAACGGTGAGAGCATAGAAATCAAGGACTATAAAATTTCAAGCTCCATGCACGGGAGCACAGAGCTTGAAGTAGTCTTTGAATTTGAAGGGGACTTTACAGAGTTTTTGTCAAAAGCCAATTCATTAAAGCATTCGCAACAGAGCCAGTAATCCAGGAATTGCGCTCCATGATTTCACGAATGGCATGATCTTCATCTCCCTGCTGTGCTCAGTATACCACAGCAGGAAAGGGAGGACAACAGGAGGTGTTTTATTGAGTGAGCACAGGAATCTAAGCCGGGATTGAAAGGTGGTGACAACATGATTGATCTAAAGAAGCTCTCTGATGTTCAGAGCGTGGTAGACAGTCTTTCTGGACTGCCAAAGGAAGCCCTGTTTTATATTGCGGGGTATGCAGAAGGATGGAGGGACAAGCCCAAAAAGAAAAGAAGAAAAAGCAACGGAGAAAAACGACCCCGCCCTTAATCGGGCGGGGATCTGGAGAGTGATCTTATGTCTATTGGGACGAATCTTCGGAAAATTCGAATTTCAAGAGGATTTACACAAATGGAAGTCGCGCGGCAGATACGAGTATCTAATCAGGCTGTTTACTTTTGGGAATCTGAGAAGCGAATTCCTGGAGTCCTCCATCTCAAAGCGTTGGCGCGACTGTTTGAATGTGATATCTCTGATTTTTTACAAGAGAAAGAAGGTAACAGAATATGACGAATTATAAGGTCAAAGTTTTGACCATCGAGGAAGCGACCGAAATTTTAAGAGCGGCTGGATTGAGTATATCCCCCGACACTCTTAGACGCGGCATCAAACAAGGAGTATACCTTTTTGGGACATGTATTGAGGGCGCAAAACAGCCTATTTTCCACGTTTATGAAAAGTTGATGGAAGAGTGGATGAAGAAAAGAGGTGAAATTGATGAACCCAGTACAAGAGATCAAGCAACGCCATGATATGGACATCCTGCTGCGGGCCATTGCCCCGGCGGCCAGAAAGCGCCAGGAGGCCCGGAGCAGAAGGGAGGCGGGAGAGAACCGGATTAATTTTGTCGAATGGGTAAGGGCAAAAAGGAGGGGATAAAATGACTGAATCCGATATTAAAAAGACTTTGGAGGAGCACATTTGCTGGCTAAACGACGAAGGAGGGCGTAGGGCAGACCTCAGCGAGGCAAACCTCCGCAGGGCAAACCTCCGCAGGGCAAACCTCAGCGGGGCAGACCTCCGCGGGGCAGACCTCCGCAGGGCAGACCTCCGCAGGGCAGACCTCAGCGAGGCAGACCTCAGCGAGGCAAATCTCGATTTTAGTGTTCTGCCTCTCTGGTGCGGTTCGCTTAATGTTAAAGTGGACGACAGGATTGTTAGGCAACTCTTATATCATGTCATCAGGATTGCTCAAGTCTCTTCGCTGAGCCAGGAATTAAAAGATGCTTTGCTATCTAAGGCGTTAATAAAGCAAGCAAATCTATTCCATCGGGCAACCGACGGAGGTGTTGAGAAAATAGAGGAGACGCTTAATGCATCCTGGGAAACTTGAGGGCGCGGTGTATCGTCTCTGCCGCCGGTGCAAGCAGCGGTGGAACGTGTCCGCCCTGGAACCTGGAGAGAAGGTATATCTCTGCCCCAGGTGCGAAAGGGGGTGGGGATATGGTGAAGATCAACGGGGTCAAGGTGCAGACCGAAGGGAGGAAGCCGTGGGCCGACGCGCCCTCTGAACCCATTCCCGGCCAACGCCGAAAACGCAATGGAATCTACCCTGGATGGGATTCCCCGGAGAAAATCCAGCAGTGCTTGCACTGTACCAATCCAGATTGCAGCGGGCGTTGTCCGAGTAAGCCAAGGAAAAAGGTAGGTCGTCCCCGCATCCCCATGCCGGAGGACTTCCCAGAGCAGGAGAAGCTTCTTCGATACCATGAGCTGATCGACCATTACGGCGTGAATACCACGGTTATCACCCGACGGAAAAAAGAACTCCGTGGAAAAAGCGAAAAATGAACTCTGCCGGTTTGCAGCACCGGCAGAGTTCAGAAAGGAGAATACTTGAAAAAATAAGCTATGTTTCTTCCGCTTAACTTTATTGTAACAAAAATTGGAGGTTTGTCAAGATGGAGGAACGAATTAACTTTTTCCCCAAAAAGGTGGTTATAGAGGTTTCTGCCAGGACATGCCGGAACTTTATTATGGACACATGCCTGGACGACTTCATGGATTACATGTTCTTATATAACAGTTTCACCATGTCGGCCTATCTGGATGAGAAGATGGACCTATTTCAGGAATACCTGGACTGCGGCGAAAAGGGGGAGTGACTTATCGGGATTCCAGTTTTGATCTATGGCAAGAGCGGGTCTGGGAAGTCCCGTTCCCTGAAAAACTTTGCCCCAGATGAAATCTTTTTGATTAACGTGGTGGGCAAACGCTTGCCTTTCCCCGGGACCTTCCGATACCAGATGAAGACAGACAGCTACCAGACCATTATCACTGGCCTGCAAAAGATGCCCACCAAAACCGCTGTCATCGATGACGCTGGGTACCTTTTGACGAACACTTTCATGAAAGGTCATTCCGCACCCAAGTCGGGAAGTTCTACGTTCGACCTCTACAACGATATCGCGGACAATTTCTGGCGGCTGCTGATGTTCATCCAGTCGCAGCTTCCAGAGGATGTCATCGTCTATATCCTCATGCACGAAACTACATCCGATTTTGGAGAAACCAGGCTGCGGACCATTGGAAAGCTGCTGGACGAGAAGGTTTGCATTGAGGGAATGGTCACAATCTGTCTGCGCTGCATGGTGGAAGGGGATCGCCATTTTTTCCGCACCCAATCCAATGGAATGGACATTTCCAAGTCGCCCGAAGAAATGTTTGACCTGGAGATTGAGAATGACCTGAAATTTGTCGATCAGCGGATTAGAGAATATTGGGGGCTGTCAACTGTCCCCGCAGACGGAAAGAGAGGCTCAAGTGAACCTGAAACTATATGAAATCGATGCCGCGATTGATGCGGCGATTGAGGCCGGGACGGACCCAGAGACAGGTGAGATTACAAATCTGGAAGAGCTTACTGCCTTGCAGATGCAGCGAGAAGAGAAATTGGAAAATATTGCGCTTTACATTAAGAATCTTTCTGCCATTGCCACTGCGTTGAAAAACGAGATCGACGTATTAAACGAGCGTAGGAAGCGGACAGAGAAAAAGGTTGATCGGCTGAGAGATATGTTGTCCTATGCGCTGGCCGGGCAGAAATTCCAAACACCGCGCTGTGCGGTATCTTTCCGACACACCAAGGCAGTAAACATTGCAGACGAAGAAGCGTTTTTTTCCTGGGTTGCGGACGCTGGCCTTGAGGAGCAGTTTCTCCGGTATAAGTCCCCAGAAGTCAATCGGACAGAATTGTCTAAGTGGCTGAAAGATGGGAACGAAGCCCCAGGAGTTTCCTTGGAAGAACGTGAAAGCATGTCAATTAAGTAAAAAGGAGGAGTGAACCAAATGCCTCATGAGCCAAAGAAAAAGACGGACATCAATGAAGAATTAAACAGCCTGTCAAAGTCTTGCATATTACTTCTTCATTATCAGGAAGAAGTCATTTTCTCCGTAATCGGCATTCTGGATACAATCCGAAATGAATTAAATCAAATCAACCACAAGGAGGAACAAAAACCATGATTCAAAAACCGAAAAATTGGGATTCCGTGCAGGAGTTCTCTGACCGTCCCAAACTCCCCCTGGACGCCTATGTCTGCCGGGTCAAACAGGTATCCTTTGCGGATACCAATTATGGCCCCCAGCTGCTGGTCCTCTTCGACATTGAGGAGGGAGAGCAGAGAGGGTTCTTCTCCAAAGAGTTTAAGGCCAACACCATGCAGGATAAAAAGTGGAAGGGGGTTATTCGTCAGTTCTTGCCCAAAGACGATGGGACTGACAACGATGAATGGACAAAGAGTTCTTTCAAAGGCTTGACCACCGCCTTTGAGCACTCCAACCCCGGCTACACCTGGAACTGGGAGGAGACTTCCCTGGTGGGAAAGTTGGTGGGCATCCTCTTCCGGAATGAGGAATGGTCCTATAACGGGAAAACCGGCTGGGCGGTGCGTCCTTTCCGCGCCATGAGCGCAGATCGGGTCCGCAACGGGGAATACACCTTGCCCCCGGATAAGCCCTTGAAAAAGGCCACAGCGCCCTCGAACGGCTTCGCCGCCATTCCTGATGATGGGCCCTTGCCCTGGGACAATGACAGTGGGGACGGACCGCTGCCGTTTTGAGAAAGGAGCATAAAATGGAAAAATTGCTGTTGACCCGGAAAGAGGCCGCTCAGACCCTTAATATCAGTGTGGACACATTGGACAGGTTGAGAGCAGCCAAGTTCATTCAAGGAATCAATATTGGCGCCCGGGTTTATTTTCCCCCGGACGAATTGAAAGCCTTCTTATCCAAACGCGGGGGTTCGATCTCTACCTCTGGGATTCGCTTATGAGGGAGGAAACCTATGCGAATTCTTTACATCACTGAAAGTGGAAGAGATGTTTTGCTCAACCTCACAACCGACCAACGAGATAGGGTCCTTCTGGCCCTTCTCGTTGGTTCGGACGCCGGGGATGACTGGGAAGCACCTGAATGGTTCGCGTTAAAATTTCTCCGGGAAGAAAATGAAGAGATCAAACAGAAGAAGGCAAAGAAAAGCGAGTATAATCGCCGGTACTATCAAAGACAGAAGGAGAAAAACGCAAGTTCTGAAAAGTTCTTAAAGAGTTCTGAATCTGTTCTGAAAAATTCTGAAAGATTGCTGAATTTTTCTGAAAAAGTTCTGAAAGATTCTGAATTTCCTGCCCCCTCTCCCGCTCCTTCTCCCCCCTTTCTTCCCCCCTCTTCTCTTTCCCCTACAACCCCTA